TTTATATTTTTGTTTTTTTTTATTTTAAACGAGCAAAATAGAAAACAAAAACCTTTAATACCAGCTTTAGAATATTATAGAGATCCGTTTAATTTATTAAATGGTACTATGAACAGCCTAATTAAAATGTATGATGAATCTTACGTATTTAATTATAAAAGTATGAGTCTTCATAAGAAATTTACTAAATATCATAAAGATATTTTAAGAGAATTTGAGAAAAATTTTTCAGAATATTCACTTACAAACCCCGGTGTGTTTTCTGACGAATTTTATCAGAGTAATAATAAATATGGTTATTTTTTTATAAATTATTACGGAAAAGTTAATGATGATAAATTTCCATTTTTATCTAAATTAATTGAAGATGAAGATATATATACCTGTTTTTTTAGTGTAATTGATGGAAAGAAGAAAATTAAAACACATAGGGGACCTTACGCAGGTATACTAAGATATCATTATACCTTATTTAGTAACAATGATAAAAATGATTATTTAAAAGTGAAAAATAAAAAATTATATTGGATGGAGAAAAAGGGATTTTTATTCGATGATACACATTATCATAAAGTATCGAAGAAAAGTGGTGGCACACGTTTAGCTATTATAATAGATGTTAAACGCAAGTTACCTTATTTATTGGATAAATTAAACATATATATACTTAATTTAATTCATAAAAAAAGATATGTAAATGAAACTAGAGAGAAATTAAAAATTATTTAGTTATTCAAAAATAGCTATAAAATTACTATCTGGGTGTTTGTCATTGTCGCATTTATGGTTACATACGGGACAAGCGAATACGACTGAATTTTCAGTATGTGTATCCAAAACACTTTGTACAAATGGAAAGGCTACTACAGTTAACAATTCATTTATAGATGGTTGACCATTTTCATTATTCATACATAAATTTTGTAATTCATCGATAATTTCATGTGTATTTCGACTATTTCCTATTCTTTTTATCATACTAACTCTGGTATCCCCAACATGAACTCTTTGTAATCTGGTTACATATATATCGCCTTCGTGTAAGGGACATGGGCATATAAATTTAACTTTTTTAGATTGTTGCTCGGGTGTTAAAATGGTATCTTTTGGTATTTTTAATTGATTTGGAACTTTATTAGAATTTAAGGTAGCTTTTTGAACGAGCTCCGTAGCTATACTTTTTGCTATATTTTTTTTATTAATATAACTATTATTTTTAGCTTTTTCTATATCTACAATGGCATATTTGGGAAATGGTAAAATAACATCATTATTATTCATTTTTAAATTAAAAATAAATTTATAATATTATTTCAATTTAATTTTTATACGCCAAATTTTTTCTACTAATTTCATTTGTTCAGCTGAATCATCGAAAATAACATCTGTTTTACTACTAAAAATATTCTTTAACATCTGATAAATATTTGTAGTTGTAGCAGAACCAGACGTTATATTATTTAAATTAATAGTACAATTCATTTTAACAAATAAGGATACACTGTCACCAGGACAGAATGGGAATTTATAAACAGTGTCTTCTACTTCATATAAAAATCTATCGGGTGAATCTTCAATAAATTGTATAATTAAACTATTACAAATTTCTTGCGATGAAAAAGAACTTGTTGATAAACCATCGATAATGGCTGACGTTATTTGTAGGTGTAAATTACTTGTATTTACAGAATTAATTATCTCACTCTCATTTGCTATAAAAGCTTGTGCGAAAGGGTGTCCCATGAGTGTATCTGCTATATATCTTACTAACATTCGCCCAATGGAAGCTTCCTGTGGGTCGATACCCGAATTAAACGAACTATCGTATATTGTTGTTGCCGTATTTTCTATATCTGACTTTATGGCTTGTTCAAATAATATTTTATAGCTTTCATTAAAACTAAATACATAAGAATTGTCATTTTTTTTGTATCTTAAAAATTCTCTGAAAAAATTTGCCGTCGCATAATTAGCATCCATTATAAAATTATAAGATGAATCTAATGTATTTACTGAATTTTCTGAACTATCTAATACAACTTTATCATTGTTTAAATACACTGGCAAAAAAACGTGCTGTGAAGTAGGTGTATATGTTTGACAATCACTACAGTCTGTGTGAATACTACCACTTGGATCTAAATTATAGTTGTAAATATATGAAATGTCATCATTACTCAATACATTATCATATAAAAGCGAACTTGTTATGTAGCCTTCATATTTTTTATCACTATTTCGATTTAATCCTAATTTATATTTTGTGAAAATAAAATTCAAATCTTCTGGGACAGATGGAGATGATGTTGAATTTATAGTTTTAACTAAAGAACCGTTGTAATATAATTTAAGTTCTTTGTTTGCTGAAATATCGCTGTAGGACCATGATACAGCCAGATGCTGCCACGAATCTATATTTGTGGACCCGAAACTGTATGATTTTACTCCGCTTTCTGGAGTTTTCACACGAACATTCCATTTGTTTGAATCGGTAACATCCAGTTGCCAAGAATAATCAGTATTGGGTGAATCATCACTAGAAAATATACTATCGTAAGTCGTAACGGTATCCGACGGTTTTGTCCAAATAGACATAGTGAATGATCCGCTCCAGTTATCCGAAACATCTTTTTTAAAATAGTCACCACCTTTAAACCTAAAACTATATGGTGAAATGGAGGCGGCATTACTACTAACATCGAATGGGATATCACTCGTCCAAACACCACTACCATCTGTTGTTAAATTCGCATCATGGTTATATAATGAAATGTCACTTAAATTATTACCAGAACCATCTATAAAACTATAATTAAATTTGATTGGACCGGGCATAATATTTTATAAAGAACTATAAAATATTATTTAAAATACAACTAATCAAATAACTATTTCAAAAATATCTATTATTTGTTTATCATCGTTTACAAAAACAGCAGTATTTTCTGAACCACTGATTTCTGAATCAGTATTTTCTGAACCACTGATTACCGAATCATTATTTATTGAAATACTATTTTCCGGTACTATTATTTCATTTTTTTCTTCTATGTGGGTCATACTATCGTTACTATTTTTTTTATTTATCATACCTTTTAATTCATTCATATATAAATAATTCATTCGTTTATTATATTCTATACCATGATCTATATATAAATGAAAAATATCATCAAGGTCTTTGATACTACTATCATCTAAACTTATTTTTGATATCATAGCAGTTTTTTTAACTTCATTGTATAATCTATTATTTTTAATGGTTTGCCAACACCTTTCTTTTTCCATAACTTGGATTTGCGTTCTTAATTTATCTAATTTCAACGATAATCTCTTTTTTTTGATACCATCTATTTTCTGATTTAATATTTCTGTTTTATCTTGTTTTTGTTTGAAAAAATTCGCAAAAATTTCTTTTTCAATATCATTTTTCAAATTAATACCATAATTATCTACGTCTACACTATCACCCCATTCAATTAAATTATCTATATATTTTTCGGAACAACACTTAAAAATACAATATAAGTTATCTTTTTTAATTTTTTTCTGAACAAATTCTTTTAAATGTGAACTTATACTTTTTTTTGTTAAAATAAAGAAGTAAGAAAGGAAATAGAGTGTAATTCCACCATTTGATAAAATCAAAATAACAATTAAAACATCTTCGAATGTACCGAGTTCATAACCAGAATTAATAGTTCCGAAAAATAACCCCGTACTTAAAGTCATAACTAATGATAATAAACTAATACTTTCCAGTTTATTACATATCATACCATAACTGGTAATTACGTCGTATGGTCTTAGAAAAACATGAAGGAAAAATGAAATTTGAACCATTAATGATGCCGCAATAATTTGGTATCTTGGATAATTTCGTAAGAAAACGGAAATAATAATCAATGACGCCTTTTTTCCCATAATTATAAATTCATAATACCATCTTTTCTCTCTATATCCTAAAAACAAAAAGGATAATGGTGTAGAACCATCGTATCTATTTTGCATATCAAATAACCTAAATCGGTGTTTATATAAAAGTCTAAATCCCGTCAATGGTATTCCAACGCCATATAACCCGAGTGCTATGTAAGCAATTGTTAAATATATCACATGTTGACTATTATAGCATTCTATTGATACATCTTTAACAAGGTAATACTTATCTCCGATTCTCTCACAATTCATTACTTCTAAGGTTTTTTCAACGATGGTGGGCCAACTTAGGAATGTTCCCACAACAACCGCTGTTTTTTGCCATGCTATAAAAAACTCACAGCATGATGGCGAGTTTTTTAAAAAATCTTCTCTTTCTATAACCGAATTAAATCTCTTTAATTTTGTTTTCTTCTTTTTACAAAACAATAAAGATACAATGCCAATTATACACGTTACTGAAAAAATATAAACGATTGGTAGAGCTAAATAAACGATTAACTTTTCATAATAACTCCAACCTATGGCGCAATCAGAAGAATAAAAACTAACCCTTGGAGATGAAAATTCCTTAGCTCTTTCAAATAAATATCTTATTAAGGTTGGCCAGTTTATTTGAAAAGAACTAGCTAGTGAAAAAACTTGGGCATAATTCATGAATATCTTAACAACGCCGTTTACTTCCTCTTTTTTATTTTCCGACGGGTTTGCCGTTTTAATTAAAAAAACAATTATAAGTGTACATACAATGGGAATAACAACAGTTAGACCAATAGTCCTTCCAGTATTTTCGGGACACTTTAAACAAACTCCATCATCTTTTGCCCAACCTTGTTTACACACATCACATATGGGTCCTTCATGACCTTCATTACATAAATCGTTACTAGAATTAAATATTTCACCGCCGTTACAAGCAAAAATATTTTTACATTTATATGTTTCCACTGTATTATCGGAATGTCTCCAATAATTTTTTTTTAGTTTTATCGATTTTAATGTATCACCCTTTAAACAATTAAACTCTGTTGGACATGCTTTACAATTTATATTTGAAATGTTTAAAGTATATGTTCCGCTTGAACAAACACATTTTGTTTTTTCGAAATTTTGTTCGGCGTTCAATGTACATTGTTTACATAATATACTGCCGAGTTCCCCAGAGAATCTACCAACCGGACAATCTTCGCATTGCGTGGACATCATATTTGATGTAAATTTACCTGGTAAACAATGAATACAATTTGAACTACCCGACAAAGAGTAAGTGCCTGTGGCGCAATCTTTACAATCGTTTGATGAACTACCGCCAACATTTTCATTGTATTTTCCAGCTATACATTCTTTACAAGATTCAATGGTATGCGACCCTTTTAATTCACTATATAATCCAGATTTACATACAACACAATCATCTTCACTAATTGATTTTTGATTACTATTCCAAGTACCTTTCGGACAATCAAAACAGCTAATAATATCATGCTTACCGGTTAAATAATTATAAGTACCGGGTGGACATTGTAAACATACTGTGAATAATAAAGTTGCTTCTGATAATTTTTCAGTATAAGTTCCCATGGGACATTCATCACATTCAATGGCATTTTCTTTTGAAAATTTACCAGGTATACATTGCTGACATTCTTGACCAGTGTTTTGTATATTATTATTATACTTCCCAGCTTCGCATTTTTTACAAAGATTTATATTATTTAAACCTATATCAGTGTTATATTTTCCTAACTCACATGGTATACAAAAACTTGGTTCTGTAGAACCACTCAAATTTGAAAATTTCCCGGCGCCACAATATTTACAATCATTTACATCAAATATACCCTGTAGATCGTTATATCTACCAGTTGGGCATTTTAAACAACTAATTTTATATTCGTCTGCATATAAACCTATATCGCAAAGAGAACATTCTGTACTTTGTTCTTTTGACACCCAACCGTTGGGGCAAATCAAACATTTACTTGAAGAATATTGATATTTGCCTGATTCACATGATATACATGATGAATTTGTTGTAACGCCTTCTGATAAACCAATTCGTCCTTCTTGACAATTAATACAATCATTTTCACTTATAATACCACGAATGTCTGAATATTTACCAATTGGGCACAATTTACATTCTGTATCCGAAATTATATTATATGTAGCACTGTATTTACCCATTGAACAAGCTATACAATTATCAACATTGGCAAATAAACCAATATCGCATAAATTACAGTTTTTACTTTCTTTTTGAGAAACCCACCCCAACGGACATTCTTTACATTCATTTTCTGAAAATTGAAATTTACCAGATTCGCAAGAAAAACAACTCCCAAGCGATGTTGCTCCGTCGGTTAATCCTATTTTTCCTTCTTCGCATGATATACATTGATTTTCATTATTTAAACCTGTATTATTTGAATATTTCCCAATCGTGCATAATTTACATTCTATATCTGAAATGATACTATATGTTGAACTGTATTTACCTCTTGAACATTCTATACATTCTATACTATTCTTAGCCCATTTACCTATTTCACAAATTACACAGGCAGTTTCTCCTCTATCGCTTATTCCACTACCCTGTTTTTGAGAAACCCACCCCAACGGACATTCTTTACATTCATTTTCTGAAAATTGAAATTTACCAGATTCGCAAGAAAAACAACCCCCAAGCGATGTTGCTCCGTCGATTAATCCTATTTTTCCTTCTTCGCATGATATACATTGATTTTCATTATTTAAACCTGTATTATTTGAATATTTCCCAATCGTGCATAATTTACATTCTATATCC